ACTATCAAAAAAATAAAAGCTAAAATAGAAACCCAAATGGAAGAAAATATGCTTACAGGCACATCTGCCTCCACACCTAGCATCTTCAGTCTGAAGAACAACTATGGCTGGACAGACAAGGTAGAGATAGCTGCCGCTGTGAGCTTAAATATGCAGGATCTTTCAGAAATCCCCACTGAGGCCTTGATGTCCATTCTCCCGAAAGAGAAGCTGGAAGAGCTACAGAAGGCCAGCAAAGGACCGATGAGCCTACTCATGCAGGGGAATATAGAAGAGGCTGAGGTAATAGAAAGAGAGAAGCAAGAACACTCTGATACCACATCTGAGGTCTAGCCCCCGTGATATTCGAGACACCGATTGAAATGAAATTTGTAAGTGCCTGTAATCACGAAAACTGGTTTTACACAATATGGTATGGATTGGGGGGGGTATGCAAGTGATCGTTTCCTCCACTGTAGGGTATGTGAATAATATAAATACATCTCTGGATTTCTGAGTAAGTTGGCTGTGATACATATGTTTTTTCGTATATTTTTTGAGAAAAATTTTGAGTTTTTTTTTGATGGGTTACGCCGAGAGGGTGCAAGGGGGTTTTTGTTTTTCTTCACGGGCTTGTCGGGCTGGTCTTGGCATAGTTGAGTAGAGGGTTTTATATGGAATTAACGCAGGAGCAGGAGACACGGTTAGCCGAAGAGTTGTTTGCTCGGAAGAGAGCACAGGAGTCTTTGGTTGACTATGCGAAGTATATTGATGTTCCCGGCAAGCCTGTTTCGAAGGAAGAGCCTGACGTTGGGGATTGGGTATATGATTCTGTGGAGAGCCAAGTAGCCGACCATCATTTTTTAATTTTGAAAGTTATGCAGGACGTAATAGACGGTCGCCTTCCTCGGGCGATGTTTTTTTTGCCTCCTGGGTCAGCGAAGAGCACTTATTGCTCGAGCGTCGCGCCGACTTGGGCAATGGGTCGGGTTCCATCCACAAAGATTATTTTGGCTTCTTACGGTGGGGATCTAGCGAAGAAGCACGGTCGGAAAGCGCGGCAGATTGTTCGAAGTAGTGAATTTAAAGCGGTTTTCAATACTTGTGTAGATGATACAACAAACGCTGCTGATTTCTGGGGTTTGCAGAACGACAGTGAATATATGAGTGCTGGTATTTTGTCTGGCATCACAGGCAATCGTGCTCATGGGGTTATTATTGACGATCCAATTCGAGGTCGAGCTGATGCTGACAGTAAGACAGTGCGAGATAAAACTTGGGATGCTTACGTTGATGATATTAGGACACGCTTGGTTCCAGGCGGATGGGAGATTATTGTTCAAACCCGCTGGCACGAGGATGATTTAGCAGGGCGCATTTTGCCTGAAGATTACAACGGCGAATCTGGTTTGATTGATTGCCGTGATGGGCGCAAATGGTACATTGTCAATTTGCCTGCACAATGTGAAAGAACAGATGATCCTTTGAAGCGAAAGGTTGGCGAATACCTTTGGCCAGAATGGTTTACTGAAGAGCATTTTAATGGCTTCAAGTCGAATCCACGAACTTGGGCAGCACTTTTCCAGCAAAGGCCAAGGCCTGATGATGGTACGTTTTTTAAGCGTGAGTGGTTTCATTTTTACCAGCCGTATGAATTGCCTCAGAATCTTCATTGTTATGCAACAAGCGACTTTGCGACAAAGGCTGATGAAGGTGATTTTACAGAGCATGGAGTCTGGGGGCTTGATGAAGTCGCTGATCTTTGGATGGTTGATTGGTGGCACGGCCAATCGACAGCAGACGTTTGGATAAACAAGCTTTTGTCTTTGTTTGAAATTCATAAGCCGTTGTGCTGGTTTGGCGAGGGTGGTGTTATTCGTAGAGCGATTGAGCCATTTTTAACAAGAATGATGTTAGACAGAAAAGCCCACTGTCGAGTTGAGTGGGTCAACCCGGTCAATGATAAACCCACAAGAGCAAGGGCTTTTCAGGCAATGGCTTCTCAAGGGAAAGTGCATGTGCCCGACACAGAAAAAGGTCATCGTGTAGTAGATCAGCTGCTTGGTTTTCTCGGCGGTGGAACCTTTGATGATGCGGTTGACGTTTGTTCATTGATGGGAATGGTTGTAGATCAGGCACACCCAGCAATTGTTGATAGATCTTCAAAAACACCACCAACGCAAGCTCAGAAAGATTGGGCAAGAATTCATGGAGTCGATTCTGAGCATAAGCTTGCTGTCAATATTGACGTAATTTAAAGGAGGTAGTTATGGAAGGGTTTGTTTTGTCGTTTTGGGATATTATCTGGGCAGTTATTTTGATGATAGTTGTTTGTGGGATCTTGCCACTTTTAGGTGTTTGCCTAGGTGGTGTTTTTGTTATGCGAACTAGATTTGGTGCTTATGATCCGTTGCTCCCGCCGTTTTCCAAAACCGAAGTTGCCACGCCAAAAAACATCGATGATATAGATGTCAAATATGAGGATGAAGTAAGACACTCAGCGCCTCTTGACCTTGATGAATTGAACCAAGAAATTGAAAGTATTTTCAGCCAAAGAGCTGATGAAGATCCAAACAATCCTGTGAAAAAAGCACATGCATCTTTTAAGAATCAGGGGCTAGACGATGAGAAATGATCAGGTCTTGATTCTAATGGTTGGCCTGCCAAGGTCAGGGAAAAGCACGACTGCTTTTAACCTGCTTCAAGTTACCAGAGGGGCAGCTATTGTCTGCCCAGATCAAATTCGATTAGCTCTTCATGGCCAAAGATTTGTTGCTACAGCAGAGCCAATGGTCTGGGCAACAGCTCACCTTATGGTAGATGCTTTATTCCGCTCTGGACACCAAATGGTTATTGTCGATGCAACCAACAATACTGCAGCACGAAGAATCGAATGGGAACAGCAATTTCCAAACTGCAACATTTATTGTCATATTGTCGATACCCCAGCTGAAGAATGTATCCGGAGAGCAAGGAAAGAAGGCTTAGAAGATCTTATCCCAATTATAGAAAGAATGGACGCACAGGCAGATTGGAAAGGCTTGAAACAGGGGCAGGTTTATTTATCTAGTCTTGTTGGTCGCTATCCTGCTGATGAAGTTATTAAGATGGTTGAAAGTCAAAGAAAAGAGCGAAAGGAGAAAGCAGATGGGGGCTGATGTTGTCTGTCATAGCTGTAAAGGTATTTACCATGAACTCACAGATAAGTATGATCCAAATAAGCCGTTAAATGGCTCAATGTTTAAAAAAAAGAAAAACATTGATCCTACTTGGTTCACATTTGCCGAAAAAGAAACAACGCAATCTGGACATCTTGAATGCCCAAATTGTGGCTCGCTTTATTTTATCGGCGGCAAACTGCTCCTTGTCGGTGAAGCACCACAATCGAAGAAAAGAAAAAGCATCCCAAAGGAAATGAACAAAACGATTTTGGAGTTACACGATCAAGGACAGTCTGCTACCCAGATTGCAGAAGCAATAGGATCATCGCGCCAAGCAGTTGGGCGAAGGCTGTATGACCTTGGGAAAGGGAAGAGCAAATGAAACAAGACCTTCAAATTGACAAGATCTACAGCCTGTCTGATCTGCCCAAAAAAGAAAACAAGGGCGAAGTAGGAATGTTTATCCACAAGCTGGTCATGCTCGGAGATCGAGAAAAGATTCGACTTGGCCTTGAAGATCGCTGGAAATACAACCACCGCATGTTTCGTGGCAACCATTGGGGGGAATCCAGCAGAGCACATAGCTCAAAAAACCTGACTTTGAATTTGCTGTTTGCAAACATTCAACGCACAGCAGCTAATTTGACTGCAAAAGAACCAGTTGTTGAAGCAATTGAGTCAGGAAATGACGCTGGTGTTGATGATGATGCAGGCCGTATTTTGACTGCTTGGTTGCGTAAATGGTGGGATGACACAAAGCAACCAGATTCAATGGTTGATAGCGCACAGCAAATGGAAGTTTATGGGCCAACGATTGAAAAGGCCTTTTTTAATGACCTTGCTGAATAATAAAGATGCAAAGAAATGCACTAACTTTTTCAATATTGTTGTTGT